GCTGTATATGCTCCATGGCAACCTGAGCGTTAGAAACTTCCTTGATCTTGTTACCAGAGATTGCCCCGGCGTTGACCTCGGCCATACCATCCGGGCGGTTGATCTCGTCTTGGAAGGCTGCGGGGTCATTGACTGAACCCTTCTCAAAATAGAACCGATTGGAGGAGAGGAGAAAGAGAGCCCTGTTCTTGCGCTTGTTGAGGTCGTCTTGGGGTGATCGTAGGTCTCTGACTACACTGACCGGCATACCGTCACGCTTGCGGCGGTAGCAGAAGATAGGAACGAACGGGAAGCGGTTATGGTTGTAGGGGGTCTGCACGTCCTGAAGGAATACAGTCCCGGCGAATATCGCGCACCTGACAACCATCTTGGTTGACTTGGAGAGCGTGGCGTATTCGTTATCGACAAGGAACTTGTGGGCCTCTTCGTCGCCCCGGTATATGGCTCCGTTGAGGGCTCCGTAGTCGTTGCCGTCCTCCACCTTCATAATGTCAACTTCCGTTGGCATCCTGTACCACATTTCCACCAGCTTGACACGCTCCCTGAGACCATCGTAAGCGCCACCAAGCAAGGCGTCTACATCTGACTCGGTATCGAACTCGCTGGCATCGTCCTGAATCACTGCATCTTCAGGCAGGAACGGATACATGGAGTTGACGCCAGTTGACAGGCTCTCAAGGGCTTCGGCGCGATCTCGGAACATGGCTTGAGCTATGTCGAGGTCACACCACTTCTCACGGATAATGTAGCGCCAATCGGAACAGTCAGGCTCCACTCCAAGATTGTCGAACCATATATTACGCCAGTTCTCATGGCGTATAAAGAGCGGTGCCTCTTCGCTGTCGGGCTTCACGCCGAACTCTAACCAGCCTACCCCGGCCCTCACTGCATCCTCGAAGGCTGCGGAACGGGCATACTCCCCTCGGGAGATATCCTGAACGAACTTGATAACCTTGGTCTTGGTCTTGGCTCCCCGGCTGTCGTGCTTCTTACGAGGCAGTACGCGGTAGTCAATCCGGCCCTTGCGTTCGGTGCCAAGTATCCAGTTGATCGTGTTCTTTATGACGTTCCAATAGTTTGCGGGCTGCTTGCGATCATCTAAAACGGAGAGGTCTTCGGAGTCAAACTGTATGCCGTCGTAGTAGTCTTCATCAATCGCCATCTGTGAGCGGTTTTCTGAATGGGCTACTCGGGATTGTCTGCGCCACTTGAGGAGGAGTTTGAGGCGTTCTTGGTTTTCATCGGAGTCGAGAGGATGGGAAAGTTCTTGAGCTTCCTCGGACGTAGCAAGGCCGGTGCCTGTTTCCGAAGCCGCCCCCGGTACACCGACCTGCCGCGTTGATGTGTTTGCTACGCTTCGTGCCATGTTCCCCCCGCTTGTGCGGGCACTTGGTTGGATACTATTAGCTGGTAGTCTTAGCTGTTTACAATCTTCGTGTCAAGATATTTTTATTGCTTTTTACAGAGTTCCGGCCCAACGGGCATAGCTTTTGAGTCTGGTGCTGCTATATCGGCCCCGCCATTGGATAGCTCCGGGGGCAAGTCCACGTCAAACGCCACCCGTACAAAGCCTTCAGGCTCAGACCAGTTGGGATTAGACGAGGCAACGAGTGTGTTGTTCGTCATGTTGAAGTTCGGCGGCACGTCGCAATAGAAACGTATCTTCATGGTTTGCTCCCGTCCCAACGTGGCATCATTATGAACGGCCAAGTTGGCATTTCTGTTATGGTGATTATGCGGCCATCCTCAAGCCGATCAACCTGTATACCCTTAATCTTTTCATCAGGGTCAGTGATTCGGTAGTAGGTTGAGGTGACTCTCATGGTCTTGTGCTGGCCTAGTATAGCTGGTGTCTCCCCCATCACTCACCCCCCACATGCAAGTCAGTGTCGGACAACATAGCGGCGGTATGGAATACCTTATCGCCCATGGTGGCCTTGACTTCCCCTACTTCGGTTGAGCCTTCATCGTAGTACTCCGGCATGTTCTTGAGCCCGTCGAGGCCGTCCTGAATGAACATGAGGAGCTGGGCCAGTGATTGAGAGTTCACCGTGATGTCGAGGAGCTGGCAGCACTTCACCAGTGAGAAGCCAGTGCAAAGCATGATCTGGGAGTCTTCGTTCAATGACTCGGCCATGACGATAGCTGCTGCGTCCTCGGCGTTCTTCTGAGTGCGAAGGCCAAGCTGCCGCTCGAAGTAAACCTTCTGGGCCAGCCTGTCAAACTCGGCGTGGTCAAACTTCCGCATATCGAGGTTTTCTTTCGGTTCGAGGTACTTCCAAAAGCAAGAGAGCGGTATCATAAAGGAGCGGCCCATGAGCTTGTCCTTGAACAGAACCATGGTGGGCTCCCAATCCTCTTGGCCGGAACTCTTGTCAATCTTCTTGACGTGATGGTATTCGCGCTTTAAGTCACCAATAAAGTTAAGGTTTGCCATAACCGGCCTCCCGTCGTTGTGCTGTTTTCTGCCGCTTGAGGGCTCTCTTGTCTGCTTTCTTCAGTTTGGGGGTGAGCCCCTTGATGCTCCCGTTGCTCATAACCTCGTAAACCTTGCCCTTCATGTCCAGCCGTGCGCTTTGCCCGTTAGTAAGGGTTGCTTTGCGGTACCCGAAGCCCCGGCGTAATGTGTCGATCACCCTGCCGTCGGCCAGCTTGGTCTTCCCGAAAGGAAGCGCCTCGCTTGTGTCAACCTCCACCTCTTGAAACTCTGTTGGGTTTGGGCCCATGGTTACACCTCCTTGGATTGGTAGCGCGACAAGAACCACTCGGCTACTCGCTTTTGCTCGGCATGGTTCAACTGTGACAAGTCCATGACATAGGCCAGCATTGACATTACGCTGGTCTCCTCGCAACCTGTGTTTGGCTTCGGCACGCTGATCTTGAGGGTTTTGTCTGTGGCTTCCATGGCTAACGGCAACCGCTGACCGCAAATCTTGCAATAGATAAGCCGGTTCGTGCCCACTATCCTATCCCCGGCGTGGTCGCACTCAAGCGGGTTCTTGTAGATCAAGTCTTCCGATATCCCCAGCGCCGCCACTGTGTCCTCGAACTTCAGGGCACACTCTTTATCTAGGTCAACAAGGTCACTGCCTTTTAGGGGTTGATCGGACAAGGTTATCTCGGCCACCTTTTCAGGCTCGTCAACAGGGGGCTCAACTGGTGTGTCACACTGAGGGCACAAGCCTTTTTCGTTGTAGTTGTGCAATTTACACCTCATACCTTCACCCCCTTGATACCCAGCGAGTTCAGGGCTTTCCCTTTGCTGCTTGACATCATCAGTGTTCGGTGTGCGGTGGGATTCACAGGGCTGTAATCATACTCGGCCCCGCCGTTGACCATCTTTACCCGCATGGTCTCGGTCTCGGCGTCGTACCCTACTGCGGCGATCATGCTACTGTCTACGCTCTGCATGTCCATATTGTCCTCCTCCTTGTATTTGGCTGGTCAGGTGCCAGCTCTTGCACCACGGGCATTTGTATATACCAATAACAAGCCCCGAGTGCTTTGTCGAGCTATTTGCAGCGCCCAGCGCCCTTTTCCGAGAGTGGTGTTTCCGTTTCGCTTGGCCCTTCTTGTTGAGATAACAGAACACGTCACGTCCTCCATGAGCCCCGCTTGCCTTTCGAGGTACTTCTGTCGCGCCAGCTACCGTCAAGGGCTGGTGGGTCGTGTGCTACACACATCAGGCCGAAGGCATCAGAGCCATGAGAGGCCCAATCATGTTCAGGCCCGAGCCCGATATTCCGATGCTCGTCTTTCTTTTCGTGATACCAGCCAAGAGCGTCGAGACCTCCTTGACAGGTTGGCGTGGTCTCCGGGTCTACACCCTCGGGGGCGTTGAACCACATCACGGGGAACAGACGCCGCCCTGCTTCGATTCGTGCCTTGGCTGCGCCCTTGCCTTGGTTCGGTACCACCGTCACGTCATAGCCAGCATCCTGAAGGGCTGAGGCGTATGAAACATCGTACACCTTATCCTGAGTGTCGCCGTCGTGAGGGAGCCATATCTGCGTCGTCTCTTTGGTGTACCCTCGGCCCTGCATCCATGTAAGGTGAGTCGCAAGCGGTTGGCCTACAACCTCGTAGTAATCCAGTACGCGGATTTCCTTACCGATGAACTGAGCTATCCACATTGTAAAGGCGTCGGCCCGTGCCCCCGTGCCCCCGATGTCGCAGAAAGCCCGCATGGTCATAAGCGGGTCGCTGCCTACCCTGCCTATGCGCCGTTCGAGCCTTGCCTTTGCCAGAGCTTCAGCATAGTAAGCGCCGTCGATAACCGAGACATAGCCGCCTTCCCAAATATGATCGTACTGAGTGGGCTGAGTCCTGAGACAGTCCTCGCGCTCGTCGTCAAGCTCTTTGGTTCTCCATGGGTTGTCGCGCCAGTTGGACGTTACCACTATGGCCCCGGTTGGCAGGCTCGGCCCCCTGAGCATGACATCAACAGGGTCAGTCTTGCGCCGTGGGTTCCATGAAAACCACAGCTCGGAGCCAGCGGCCCGGATTGTCGGACGTAAGAGGTTGAGTGAATGAGTCGTAGCGCCCTGAGCCTCTTCCCACCATGCCCGCTTGAAGCCCTCCAATGACTTGATTGACTCGGAGTTGTAGTCATTCATGCCCTTGAAGATCATCAGGCCGTCTCCCGGCGTCTCTATCACGTCGCGAAATATCTTGAAGCCGTCGGCCTCGCCTATCCTAAAAGCCTTCATTTTGGATTCAATCAGGAGCTTGGACGATTGGGCAAGGTCTTTCTGCAC